TTAGATATTGAATACTCATATAACCGTTATACGCAATCGCAATAATGCAGAAAACAGAACTAAAAATATACGCAGATAGCAAGTATTACAATGTGGACTTATTCGATAATGAGCCTATTGAACTAACTAAGTCTATAATTGAATTAACTGAACCTGAACAAAGGAAGTCAGACTATACTAAGACAATCAACATACCAGGAACAGCTAACAATAATTCTATCTTTACTAATATATTCGATGTTAACCATTCGATATTGAACGGAGATAATTCTAACTTTTATGTGGACTTTGACCCACGCAAAAAAGCTAATTGTATTCTATATCGTGAGGGCATTCCGCAGTTAAGAGGCTATCTGCAAATGACATCTATTAACATACTTGATGAACAAAACATCACTTATGAATTAGTTGTTTATGGTAGGGTTGCTAACTTGTTTCAAGATGTCGGAGATAACTTATTAAGCGATTACGATTTCAGCGAATACACTCATTTGTGGACTGAAACAAATGTAAGAAACTCAATCAATACATCAATTATAATTAATGGAGTAACTGCTTTATTCCAATTAGGTAGGGGTTATGTTTACCCTTTAATTGATTATGGCTTTGACAACAATGCACAACAAACTTATAATGTCGACCAACTCTACCCTGCAATCTATGTAAAGACTATCTTAGACAAGATTTTAAAAACACATGGGTATAGATACGAAAGCACAATCCAATCAAATACCTTTTTAAACTCAACAGACTTTAAGCGGTTAATAATTCCTGCAAGTGGAAATGATTTGAGGTTGACAAAAGCAGAGATAATAGACAAGACATTTGTAGTAGATAGGTCGAGTGATAATAATTTAGGGGCATCAACTAATAATGTTTTTAAACTAATGTTTAATCGAACTGTGCGAGATACAGACCCTGCAGGAGTAGCAGCAAATCACTCATCATGGATAGTGCCAACTAATGGAGGTGGAACTTATAATTTTGTTTTAAAGTTAAATTTAAATGCAGAATATACTGGTTCTCCTTTTACATTTCCAGCTTATATATTTATTACATTAAATGTTTATTTTGTAACTACAAGTGGCAGGGTTTTAAATCCTGGTGGGACAAGACAAGAATTTGCTATTAATGCAGGTTCATATAGTCAAGACTTTTCATTAGTTTATCAATCAGATAATAGATTGATTTATGATGGTGATGAAATTTTCGTGAATTTACAAGTAACAAATATTTTTTCATTTAGTAGTTCTTTAGGGCCAGGTGGAATACCTATATCTCAATTAACTTTAACAATCAAAACTGGCACTGAATTTTACGATATACCAAAACCTGAACTATCGGAGTTTTCAAATGTAAATCCAACGAATGCACTTCCCGAATTAAAGGCTAAAGACTTTTTAACTGCATTGATTAAAATGTTCAATCTATACATTGAGCCAAATCAACTTGATGATAGGTTGTTAGCGATTGAGCCAAGAGATATTTATTATAACGATAATGTAGTAGACATAACTAATAACTTAGATGTGAGCAAAGACTTTATTCAAAAACCTATGGGGGCATTAGACTTCAAGCAACTTGAATTTAGCTATGCAATGGATGATGACTATTGGAATAAAGACTACACAGATAAGTATAATTATAATCATGGATTTAAGAGGTTAGATGTTGAGAATGATTTTTTAGTAGAGACAAAAAAGATTGAATTACCATTTGCACCAACACCATTAGCGAAGCCAACAAGTGATAGAATCATACCACAGATAGTATGGTGGAAAGACCAAAACTCAATCAATGGTAGAGTAAATAAAACAGCGAAGCCTCGTATCTTATACTATGGTGGGTTAAAGTACACTGGTAAACCTTTGATAATAAATTCAAATGGAACACCACCAACAAGCACAACTTATACAAACTATGGTTATGCAGGTCACATTGATGACCCTGCAAATCCTAACTATGATTTGAATTGGGCAACATCACAAGAAATTTACTACACAATCGGAGGTCAAACACCGATTACAATAAACAACCTTTACAAACGATATTGGGAAAAGTACATCAAGGAGATAACAGATAAGGACAGCAAGATTATAGAGTGCTATATGTACTTCAATAATGTTGAATTACAGAACTTATCTTTTAGAAACTTGTATAAAATAGACCGCCAATATTATCGATTATACAAAGTTGAAACAGACTTGAATAGCAATGAGCCTGCAAAATGTCAGTTCTTAAAATTAAAGAATATCAATGTACCATTAGCAGACCAAGTATTAATTAATGGAGGTTCGCAAACTATAACAGGGGAAAGGTACACACCGATAATTAGTCAAACACCAAATCGAATTGATGTAATAAATCAAAGGGAGAATTTCAGCATAGAGATTCAATCAGCAATGGGCATAACAAATTATAGGATTGAGCCTAAATCTCAATTTATAAAAGTAAATAATAATGTGTACTTACCACCTGCGAACGCTTCATTTGATTTCGATAATAACAAGTCAATAGAGGTTAAAATTTACAACAATCATAGCGGTAGTATTAGAGTTTACACAACACCCGATACACATCATAGTGTATCGAGTAATTCAGGAATCATATTTTATTCAGATGGAACAAATTGGTATCATTTATAAGTCATGGCAGAAGAGAAAGTAATATTAGAAACAGAGGTTAAACTCGGTAATTCGACCAACTCGGTTAAGAGTTTAAAGGCAGAGTTAAGACAAGTAACAAATGAACTTGCAAACTTAGATGCAGGTAGTGCTGAATTTGTAAAAATGGCACAAAGAGCAGGTGAGTTAAAGGATAGAATTGATGATACCAAAAATGCGGTAAATGCTTTTAATCCCGAAAAGAAATTTCAAGCATTAGCAGATACAATGGGGATTGCTGTTAATGGTTTTACTGCTATTCAGGGCGGTATGGCACTATTTGGAGCAGAGAATAAAAACCTGCAAGAAGTAATGGCTAAAACGCAAGGTGCGATTGCATTAGCAACGGGATTAAATGGGTTAATGGGGATGAAAGATACCTTTGTTAATTTAGGTGGTCAAGTAAAAAACATGATACCTATATTAAGGTCATTTAGTTCTGCAATGATTGGAGCATTGACTGGAGGGATTGCTATTGCTATAACTTTAATAATTGCATATTGGAAAGATTTAAAAGAATTAGTAACAGGAACAACCGAAGCAGTCATATTAAGTAATGAACAAATAGCTGAATCAACTAAAAAAGGTCATGATGAATTTAAGAAGGCAGCTAACGAAAGAACAGCGATAGCAGAACGTGAAGCTAAGTTAAAATATGATGGTCAAAGATTAGATGAAGAACTTGCTAAAATTGACAGACAAAGAAAAATAGATGAAGCGGTTGCAAGTGGTAAATTAGCGAGTGAAAAAAAGCTAATAGAAGAAGAGTATAATAAGGCGATTATAGATATACGAGAAAAGTATGCAAAAATTGAAGCAGATAAATTAAAAGCTAAAAAAGAAAAAGAAGATAAAGAGGCAAAGAAAAAACAAAGTGAGGCTAAATCTGATTTTGAATTTTATGAAAATTTAACTAAACAAGAAGAAAAGAAAAAATTAGAAAGGGAAAAAGAATATCAACAACAAGCATTAGATAGTAGGGCTGAATTTGCAAGACAGACATTAGAAAACCAAGAGGATTTAGCAAAAGAAGAGGAGAAAAAAAATAATGAAATTGCTAAAAATGAAAAGCTAAGTGCAGAGGAAAGATATGCAGCATTAGATGCTTTAAACAAAGCAGGTGTAATATCCGATAAGGAAGCAAGTGATGCAAAATTAGCAATAGCAAAAGCGGAGAAAGATGCAAGAAATGCAGCATTAGCAGAGGGAGCAAATGTATTAAATCAAGCATCCGAATTATTAGGTAAGAATACAGCCGAAGGTAAGGCATTAGCAGTTGCATCAGCGACAATCTCAACTTATTTATCAGCGCAAAAAGCGTTTGAATCATTTGCATCTATTCCAGTCTATGGTGTAGGTTTAGGTATTGCAGCAGCAAGTGTAGCAGTTGCATCAGGTTTAGCAACTATCAATAAAATATTAGCAGTTCCTGTACCAGGCGCAAGCGGTGGAGGTGGTGGCGGTGGTTCAATGCCAAGTATGCCCGCAGCACCTGCAATGCGACCAACAGGATTTAGCACAGGACAACCAAGTCAAACACCACCAAAAGTTGAGCCACAAAAAGTCTATGTAGTGGAGAGCGATATAACGAACTCACAAAACAAAGTTGCACGAATACAAAGCAAAGCAACTATTCAATAATTTAATATTTAAAGATATGGCAATAGATAAAAGAATACCGATATATAGATTCGTGGTGGGTGAAGATGATGAAGCAGGAGTGACAGCAGTTGCATTAGTAGATAATCCTGCAATAGAAATGAATTGGCAAGCGTTCAATATGCAATTTGAAGAAACCTATAATGACTACCCACAAGCAGCAAGCGAGAACGCACAAGCAGCGTTGAACTATGCAGAGAAAAACGGATGGGGTGATTGCGGAACTGATGTTGGAAAGCAAAGAGCAAATCAGTTAGCAAAAGGCGAAAACATAAGTAGAGAAACTATTGCACGAATGGCAGCATTCGAAAGACATAGACAGAACTCACAAAAAGAACTTGGCGATGGTTGTGGTAGATTAATGTGGTTAGCATGGGGTGGCGATGAAGGTATCGAATGGGCGCAAAGAAAGCTAAAACAGATTGACCAAAAGATGAGTAAGTTTTCATCTAATAAAGAAAAGAAAATAATAAGCGGTGCATTGATGGTTGCAGATTTACCAATATATCGCAAAGATGAACAAGGCGAATATTATGGACTATTCACAGCCGAAGACATCTACAACATACGCAATAAGTTCTTTAAAAACAATAACACAAAGTCGGTTAATGAAATGCACGACCCTAACAAAATGATTGAAGGTGTGTACATGATTGAATCATTCATTATAGATAGTAAAAGAGGAATAAATGCACCCGATGGATTAAAGCTAACAGATGGAAGTTGGTTTGGAAGTTATAAGGTAGACAATGAAGATATTTGGAATGACTTTATAAAGACAGGCGAGTTCAAAGGTTTTAGCGTTGAAGGTGTATTTAAGACCACTAAGATTGATTCTAAGCCACTATCTATTATTGAGCAAGCTATTGACATCATTAAACAAATTGAAGACTAAAAAAGCAACGTAAAAACAAATTAATATTTAATAATAAAAAGAACATGACACCTAAAGAAGCATTAACAAAATTAACAATGTTGTTTAGCAAAGAAATGGCAGCACAACAAGCTAAGTTAGAAGATGGAACAATCATATCGTGGGAAGGCGAATTGAAAGAAGGCACAGCGATAATGGTAATTGATGAAGAAGGAAATATGTTACCTGCACCAGACGCAACACACACATTAGAGGATTACACATTAGTAACAACGGTTGGCGGATTAGTAACCAAAATCGAAAAGAAAGTTGAAGATGGAAAGAAGCCTGAAGAAATGTCAAGCGAATTTGAGCAAATCTTCACTAAGCATATTGAGCAGTTCAGCGGTGTAATAGGTAGAGTTGAGAAACTTGAAAATTCATTTGCAGAATTGAGCAAAGTAATTGCAGATTCAAAAGTTGATGTTGAAAGCAAGTTCAGCAAAGTAGTTGAATTAGTTGGAGAAATCGCAAAAGAGCCAAGTGTTGAAACACCTGCACCAAAGAACGTATTATTCAAAAAAGACAAGCCTGCAAAATCAGCGGTTGACTTATTCATGGAATTTAAAAAATCACAAAATAAATAAATAAAAAAAAATTATGGCATTTTCATTTACCAATCTATCAGATTACACCAAGACCAATGAGCAGATGCTTATTGTTAAGTCTTTCTTTACTCCAAAGACTGCAACTTATATGCAGAAATTGACAGGAGTAAAATCATCAATTCAAGTACCTTCATTAACTGATGACTTCTATTGGGCAGCAGGCGGAACTTGTGGTCAAATCACAGCATCGGGAGATACTAATATATCTGCAAGGGTATTAACAGTAGGTCGAATTAAAATTGAAAAATCATGGTGTATTGCAGACTTAGAAGCTAAGTACACACAATTAATGTTATCACCAGGTTCTAATTACGAATCATTGCCAGGCGGAATTGATGAAGCATTTATGAATTTCATCATGGGTTCACAAGGTGAGAAAGTAGAGATTGCATTATGGCAATCAGTATTGAATGGAACTGCAGTTGATTACACAAACAAATTCAATGGCTTAATTCAAGTAATTGGTGCAGCAAGTGGAACAATCAATGCAAACGCAAGTGCATTCATCACACCTGTAACAGCGATTACAGTATCAAATGTAATTTCAGTATTACAAGCTATTTATGCAGCGATTCCAGTTGCTATATTAGACAAAGAAGATACAAGAATCTTCATTGGAACTGATGTAAGCAGACTATATCAAACAGCATTAGTTAATGCTAATTTATTTAACTTTATTCCAAGTGCAGACTCATTAGGTGAGTATTACTTACATGGAACAAATGTAAAAATAGTACCAGTAGCAGGATTAAGTGGAACTGCTAAAGCATACGCATTAAGAACATCTAATATGTTTATGGGTGTAGACCTCGAGGGAGAAGAGGAAGAACTGAAGACGTGGTACTCACAAGACTTCGATTCAGTTTACATGAGAATGAAGTTTAAATTAGGAGTTCAAATTTCTCAACCAACAGAAATAGTAAGATTTATCGTATAATTTAAGGGGGTTAATAGCCCCCTTTTTAAACTTAAAAGGAGAAATAAAAATATGCCGTGTGCAATAGTTAGTTCATACGCCTTAGACTGCAAAGATGCAGTTGGAGGTATCAAAAATATTTACATCACAGAGCTTGCAAATGTTACAGCAGTAACAGAAAATGCAAGTGGATTTGTGACAGCAATCACTAAGTCAGCAGGAACAAAGTTTTATAAATATGCTTTGTTGCCAAGAGCCAAAAACGATTTTACTCAAAACATAATGGCAGATGCCGCATTGGGTACTGTTGCATTTGAGCAAACAATCAATACAAACTTTACTAAGTTGGCTTATGTAACTCAATTTCAATTACAGACTTTGATTGCCAACAGATGTATTGTTATTGTAGAAACGAAATCAGGTCAATACTTTTTATTCGGAAAAGAAAATGGTGTTGAAGTAACCGCAGGTAGTGCAGCGAGTGGAGCAGCGATGAATGAGTTCAATGGTTATATCCTAACCTTTACAGGAATGGAAAAAGCATTAGCAAATGAAGTTAGTTCGAGTATTATAGCAGCATTATTGACTTAAAATTATTATTCATAAGAATTAAAATTAGCCACTCTTAAATGGGGTGGCTTTTTTTTTAGCAAAATTTCACACGAGTTATATATATAAGTAGTGATAAGAATTAACCAAGACTCAATTCAAAATATTTATGTTACTTTAACCGAGAATAAAATCGGAACAAGTCCATATTATTTACTTGAATGTACGAACCAAGTAACAAACGATATTTCATATTGTATTATATTTGATGACCAGAGTCAATATAAAGAAAGGTATAATGATTTTAATATATTTTTAGACACTAATAATGCTAATAAAGGTTTAAATAAAAATCTGTACTTACCTTATAGTGGTTTTTATACTTACGTTATATATGAAACTGAACTAACAACAGAACAATATGATGATTTGAGTGATGCAAAAGAAGTAGCAGGCAGCACAATATATCAATTAGAAACTGGATTACTTTGGTACATTCCAACTGCTCAAAATAACACAGAATATAATCCAGCCGATTCAACTACCTTTGTTTACACACCACAATAAATGACAGATAAAAAAGAATATAATCCGAGTGTAATGGTGCTTAAATTTACGAATGATAAAGTACCGACATTTGTTGAGCCGAAGTCTTCGCAAAGATTAAAGTATGTTAAGTATGGAGAGAATAATAACTACCCTAACTTTCTACTAACTTTATTTAATAGAAGCGCAAAGCATAACGCAATATTAACAAGCAAGCAGCAATACATAACTGGTCAAGGTTGGATGTTTGATGAGTTAGGAATGGAAGGAGAAGAAGTAGTTGCATTAAAAGCATTTATTGATACACCTAATCCTTACGAAACACTAAAAGACTTACTTAATAAAACAGACTTAGATTGTGAAATATTTGGAGGTTGTTATTTAAAAGTTGTTAGCGACAAAAAGGGTGCAATATCAGAAATTTATCACGTTAATTATTGTGATGTTCGAAGCACTGAAGATAACAGCGAATTTTATATAAGCGATAAATGGTTAAACAGCGAAGGTGGCGAGAATACAAACATCAAAGAAGATGAATATAAGACCTTACCACCATTCGACCCAAGTTTAAAAAAGCTACCGAGTGAAAGCATATACTATTACAAGTCGTATAGACCTAACATCAATACTTATACATTACCCGAATATATTGGTGCAATTCCTGCAATTATTACTGATGCTGAAATAGCAAATTTTCATAGAGCCGAAATACAAAATAGTTTCAAAGGTTCTAAAATGATTGTGTTCAAGAATGGTGTACCTTCAGATGAAGAAATGAAATCAACTGAACGTAAGTTAAAAGCTAAGTTCACACCAACAGACAACGCAGGTAGTATAGTAATTGATTTTGTAGATGACCCGAATAGAGTACCTGAAATATTAGACTTAGCAGCTGGAGATTTTGACAAGAAATACGAAGCATTAAACGATACAATTCAACAAGAAATATTTACCGGGCATAAAATTACATCTCCACTTTTATTTGGAATAAGAGAAAATGCAGGATTAGGAAATAATGCAAATGAATTAGTGAGTGCTTACAATCTATTTGCTAACACATACGTTAATCCAAAACAAAGAGTACAAGAAGAAATATATAATCTATTCGCACCCGTAAAAGGCAAGCTAAAAATAAAAGCATTAGAACCAATCATGCCAAGTTTTAGCGAACAAACTTTAATGACCATTCTAACTAAGGATGAGATGAGAGAGATTATAGGTAGAAAACCATTAGACATTCAAACTAATGTTAACTCGACTATTAGCGATGCTTTAAATTCATTATCTCCACTTGTTGCGAATAAGGTATTAGCTTCATTAAGTCAAGATGAAATTAGGGGTATAGTAAACAAACCACCATTATCACCTGATGCAGTTCTTCCAACAGATACAACAGCGCAATTCTCAAAGTGTGAACACGATGAAATAGCCGATGATGATTTAGATTTTAGTATCTTCTCAAAGTACGGTGAGCCTATTGAGAATTTTGTAAGCATTAAGCATAAAAAATTTATGTTTAGTACGCAGCAATTTGCATTGAGCAAACAAGACAATGGAGTATTAGATTTAGTGCAGAAAACACCTAATATCACGATTGAAGATTTAACTAAGATTTTAAAAACAGATAAGACCTCAATCATTGAAAGTTTGACAGCATTAGGCGATGAAGGTTTGATTGACTTAGACAGCGAAGGCAAGATAAGTTTAACAAGGTCAGGCGCAAGAAAAGTAGTACCAAGTTTTCAAGAATTATACATACGTTATAGATACGTTTTAAGACCCGATGCGCCTGCATTAGTTAAAGGTGGAACAAGTAGACCTTTCTGTGAAGCAATGATGGCAAATCCACGTTATTTTTCAAAGGATGACATAGATAAAATTGGTCAAGAATTAGGAGCAATATATGGGATTCCAAATTACGATGCTTTCAGGCGCAGAGGCGGTTGGTATCACGACCCTAAACAAGATGTAAACTTGCCTTTTTGCAGGCACGTATGGGAGCAATCTCTTATAAAAAGAATTAAATAAATAACAAACTATGTCTACATTTAAAGTATTTATTTTGTATATTTGTTGTATGATAACACTATACGAAATTATTTGTCCAATATCTACTAAGGTTGTTTATATTGGAATTACAAAAAATGTTACATTGAGATATACTCAACATATGTGGGGTAATAAAAAAGATTCAAAAGAAAAATCTGATTGGTGTAATAGTTTAAAACAAAAAAATTTAGTTCCAATTTTAAACATTATTGAATCTAATTTATCAATAGAAGATGCAAGAAAAAAAGAAAGAGCATTAATTGTTGATAGTATAAATAAAGGTAATAATATTTTCAATATAAATGATTGTACATTATATTATCAATATACAAAAAAAGGTGAATTAGTTGGGGTTTTCTATACTATTAGACAAGCAAAAAAAGAAACGGGAATATTGCCTAAAATTAATGGTTATACATCAGGAGGTTTTGTTTGGACTAATGGAGTTTTTGATGCAAGTAAATTAGAAATATACTCAAAATCAAAAGAAGTACTTTGTAAAGAAGTTCATCAGCTACATAAAGACGGGACATTTATACAATCGTTTAAAGGAGTTCGTGAAGCGTGTAGACAAACAAATATAGACCACCGAAGTATTGCCCAAGTTGCAGGTGGTTCTAAAATAAGAAAAACAGCGGGCGGTTATAAATGGAAATATATATAAGATAATGGCAAAGGCGATATTTTTAAGTGAAGCAACATTAAAGCAAGAATCAATCTTGCAAGATAATGTAGATATGAAGGTAGTAACACCAACTATAATTGATGTGCAATCGTTTTATATTTTACCGATATTAGGAACAGCATTGTATAATGATTTTGTAACAAAGATTATAGCAGGAACATTGAGTAATTCGTATAAATTATTACTTGATACTTATATCACACCTGCAATGATTTGGTATGTACGTTATGAGTTACCATTGAATATTAATTATAAGTATTTTAACAAGGCAGTAGGGGTACAGAACGCAGATAATATGCAGCCTGCAAGCATTGATGAACTAACGATGGTTATGGATAGGGCTAAAAATAAAGCGGAGTGGTATGCTGAAAGATTAACTAAATATTTATATGCAAATCAAACTACTTATCCTTTGTTTTTAACACAACCGAATGCAGATTTAGCTACCATCTACGCAAAGCAATCTAATTATACAAGTGGTATGCTATTAGATGACAATAGCTGTTGCAAAGGTCAATATAATTTTACTGATTTAGAAACAAGTCCAAGTGTAACTGGCAGAGGTTGCACATTCTGCTAATGAACAAGGGAATCAATAAGACAAACATCGAGAAATTACAAGCATTTATCAAACAACAAAATGAAGTTCATAACACTAAACCAGGTACTAAACATAATAAGAACAATTTGCGCCAACCATCTGCAAATAAATAGTTTTGTTTTTGGTTCTATTACAGATATAAGCGCAAGTGAGCAGGAACAATACACGATGGTTTGGTGCGATATAAACGATAGCCAAATGAGTGAAAGAATGTTTACCATGAATTTATCATTATATGTTTTAGATATTCAACGAGCAGACAATAGTAATGAGATAGATGTGTTGAGCGATACGTTAAGCATAGGTCGTGATTTAATAGCAGAGTTGAGCGATCCAATTTACCAAGATTATTTCAACGTAAGATACGATGTAAACTTCGGACAAGTTCGTGAAGGATTTCCCGATGTAGTGAATGGATGGAAGTTAGACATAGCACTTGACCTAATGGAATTAAACGACAGATGTCAAGTACCAACAATTTAAACAAAAATTTATATATAATATTATGAGTACAGCATTAGAAAAGATTAGCGGAATGGGTGGGTTCTATGTGAACGCAGGAACATCCGCAAGAACAGGATTAGCAGTAGAGAGCATAGTTGTAATGACTGATTGCGTTTTTACAGCATTTGCAATAAATGGAGTTAATCAAATGACTTTAAAAAATTTAACAGGGGTTACGATTAAAGCAGGAGCATACTTGCCTACTAATCCTAACTTTCAAATAACTGCATATACATTGTCAAGTGGTTCAGTAATTGAGTATCAATAATGGCAAATTTCCCAACGATAGCGATAGGACTTCCATTTGTTCATAGCAGCGGATTAGATGCCGATGCAGCAGCGTTTTTAACAGCAGCAGGGATAACAGATGCAACAATAACAAATGCAATAAATACACTTGTAATAGGGTTAAAAACAAATAATTTATGGAGTAATTTATCTGCTATTTATCCTATGGTAGGTGGAAGTGCATCCACAAATAAATTTAATTTAAAAGACCCAAGGGATTTAAACGCTGCATTTAGATTACAATTTAGTGGGGGGTGGACACATTCAGCAAATGGAGCACTTCCAAATGGTACAAATGCTTATGCAGATACCTTTTTAATATCAAATAGTTTAGGGCAAAATAATTTTCATTGTAGTATATATTCAAGAACTCAATCATTATTAGGATTACAAGATGATATTGGAGTTTGGGATGGTCAATTTGGAATATCAATGTACACAGGTATTAATATAACTGGATTAAATACTCATAGTAATAGTAATTTTGTAAATAATATTGCAAATTCAAACACACTTGGGTTTTTTGCACAAAGTAGAATAGCATCATCTGAATTTTATTTAAGAGCAAGAGGTACAACAAATACACTTACAAGAATAAGTGAAACCCCAAGAGCGGCTAATTTTATACTCAGTAGAACAGGTAATGCAAATGACGAATATTCTAGAAGACAATTAGCATTTGCAACTATTGGATTAGGATTAACAACTACTGACATAGTTAATCTAGAAACAGCTTGTAATAATTTTCAAACAACTTTAGGCCGCAACGTATGATAGCATATAAATTAACAATAGCACAAAAGAACCAACTAATAGGAGTTGAATTTATAACAGATTGCTTTTATAACCCTGTACAAGATGGAAATAGTAATTGGATAATTTCAATTGAAGAAGTTCAACAAACAACAAATGAAAATTATTTGTGGGTAAAAGATTTACCCCAAATTGATTACGTTAAACCAAAAGAAGATGCACTTTAGATTCTTAGACATATTAGTATCATTAGTAGGCTTCGTAGCCTTACTTGAGAAACATAATTTTTTATTCGCTTCCATTGCTTCGATATGTACCATCATCTATTGGATATTTCGTTTTTGTAATTGGATTATAAAAATGATAACCGATAAGTCTATTGATGACTTTGAAAAGGGTTTAAAAAAATGATACAATTTGACTACATGATATTGGGTGTTTTATTCGCATTGATTGCAGGGTATTGCAGAGCCTTATTTGAGTGTATAATTTTGTTTGATTCATTATTTGAGAAACATGGTTATAGTGAGTGGTGGAGTTATGCAAGATTTACTCGAAATAAAATTGGCTATTGGGAGAATACATTCCCAAATGATGGTGGTCATAGAATCAAAATAATAGAGTTCATTTTTGATGCCTTAGCTTGCGTGTGTTTGTCTTATTCTTATGATGAAATACTACATAGCTTTATGGCAACTATTCTTTGTGTAATCATAACTTATTTCTTTATAAAATCATTTGGATTTGAGCAAACCTTTAAGGAATTGAGATGAAAAAAATATCACTTAAAAACTACTTTGAGCCAACACCGAAGAATGTCAAAAGATGGCTATTAGCTATCAAATCAATATTAGCGACAATCTCGGTTTCTGCTTATGTTAATGGGAATGAGAAAATAGCTTTTTGGATATTAGTCGGAGGTGCAGTTATAGATGAATTAACAAATTTATTTAGCAATGAAGATAGGACTTAAAGGACTTGGATTAATCAAGAAATATGAGGGCTGCAAACTAACTGCATATACTTGTCCTGCTGGATTAGTCACGATTGGTTATGGAAATACCTTTTATAAAAATGGTTCTAAAATAAAGTTAGGCGATAAGATAACACAGCAACAAGCGGAAGAATTATTGATGGATTTGCTTCCACAATATGAAGCGATAGTAAACAAGAATATTAAAATAGATTTAACGCAATATCAATTTGATGCCTTAGTTTCATTCGCATGGAATTGCGGAAAGTCTGAAACCTTGTTTAGATTAGTTAATTCTAAGTCTAAGGACTTAAAACAATGGTGGGAAACACACTATACAACAGGTGGCGGTAAGGTATTACAAGGCTTAGTTAATAGGCGAAAAGCAGAAGCAGAATTATTCCACTTATAAATGGCAGGTCAACCAAGTATTAAATCCGATATTGCAAAAGAGTATTTGTTAAAATTTCCGAATACTGCAAACATGACTTTAGCAAAAAAGATTTATGCTGAAAATAAAAGTGTTTATAAAAACATTGAGCAAGTTAGAAGTCACATAAGGGCTTTAAAAGGTGTTCATGGTGTTAAAGCAAGAAAAGAAAATCATATTGAATTTCGCAAACAATTTGAAGCACTAAAAAAAGAACTACCAAAAGGCGAGAGCGAAAGAATACAACCGTACACACTACCAAAAGCAAGCAAGAAGATTTTAATAATAAGTGATTTGCACATCCCATATCACAATGACGATGCAGTATTCGCAGCCTTAGAATATGGATTAGAGCAACAAGTAGATACTATCATAATCAATGGTGATTTAATTGATTTTGCAACCATCTCGAGACATGAAAAGGACATGAGAAAAAGGTCGGTTAAATACGAAATGGATTGTACAAGAGTATTCTTAAAAGGTTTGAGGGCTATGTTTCCAAAAGCACTAATAGTGTGGAGTTATGGTAACCATGATTTGCGATACGATAAGTACATAATGCAAAAAGCCCCGGAGATATTTGATATTGAATTAATCCAACTGCATGAACTTTTAAAACTTCGAGATTTAAACATTATCAAAGTAGATAGCACTCAATACATCTATGCCGGTAAGTTGGCGATATTTCATGGTCACGAAACTGGACTTACTTCCGGTGGTGTAAATCCTGCGAGGTCATTAAGATTAAAACTAAATAAAAGCGCAGTAACATCACACTTTCATCGTGAAACAAAAGACATGGGAAAGAACTTAGATGAACACCCTTATTCATGTTTCTCAATCGGTTGTTTGTGCGACTTGCACCCTGCTTATATGCCAATCAATATGTGGACACATGGATTTGGGTATTTAGAACTTAGTCAAAATGGGGATTATAAATTTTATCAAAAATCAATTATTGACGGAAAAATTTTTTAGGTTTAAAAGTTTAGTATATTTGCACCAGTAGTTTTTTGTAGATTTCGTTTCATTAATTTGGTTAAGAGCCTCGAGTAAATCGGGGCTTTTTTTATTTTAAAAATTATTTTTTTATGTTAAAATTAAATCCGACTTTTGAAGTGTTGTTAAGGTCGCACTTAACTAAAAGATATTAAAAATATTACTTTCGGGTAGATAGGATATAAAATTAGTCTTCAAGTGCGACATTGAGGGCTTTTTTTATGCCTAATAAGTTGTATGGATTGGACTTGTTGAACAAAAATCAATCAGTAGTATAAAGGGGTTTGATAATACAAGTCGTGCCATGCTCACAACACGCACCCGAAAGCAGCAATGCCTCCTAAATTAAACTTAACGAAAAAACCATACCTTTAAATAGGTTGAATAAATAATAATTGGTTGGGTACGGAAGTCTTTATATTGCTATGTTTACCTTTTTACTTTAAAGGTTATTCCACTCCTTCGGGTATAATGGACTTACTATGTTTAAATGATAATAAATATTAGATTTGCTGCATGAAAAAATTAATATCAATAGTTTGTATCACTTGGTTATTATCGGGATGCCTATACACAAAGAAAAGAGCCTTAGAAAAGTTCTGCATTACTGATAGTATTCCATATTCAATTATAGTACACGATACAATAGTTATAAAGTCAATCAAAGTAGATACATTCTTCAATTCAAGCATTGATTCATTTACGATTATCAAAGACCGCTTAGAGATTAGGTATAAAAAGATAGGCGAAAAGATATTTATTCAAGGCGAATGCAAATCCGATACTATCTATAAAACAAAATTAGTACAGGTCCAAGTGCCAACAAAGATTAAGAGATTAGAATGGTGGGAAAGTTTATACATAAAAGCAAGGGATTGGTTCGCAGTTATTGGATTTTTAGCTATGTTCTTAGGATTTTATCTCATTATGCCACATAAAAAGAGTGAGTAGTTCGGGATTCCCGAACATCTGAACAGCCCTAAAACTTACATTTTGGGGCTTTTTTTACGTTTATGCTAAAAAATAATAGCTTGATTTATAATAAGTTATGAGTTATTTTTAATCAATGTTTTGTAATGTCGTATAATTATACGTCATTTGTACTCAGATAAACGAAACAAATATGACAACTTACAAAATTTACAACTTACAATTCGGAAAAAACACATGGTCAGTAATGATAGGTAAAACTTACATAGTAGTTACTAAAACTTCATTACCAAGACACATGCAATTTGGCAAAACATTTAAAAATTGGTCAGATGTTGAATCTAACTATAAAGATTCTAATTTAAAAACATCGTTTTTATTAATTCAAAGTGGATTAATTCAGCCCACACAAACTTTAGAAGCATAAATCAAAAGGGGAGCAGCATCCAACCAACTGCAAAATTATTATTAACCAATTAAATAAAAACAAAATGAAAACAACTAAAAAACAAATTGTAAAAATCTTAGGTCAAGAAGTAAGAGTAGGAACTAAACTACATGCTAAGTTATTAGCTCAAGTAAAACATTTCAATGATTTGGCTAAATATGAAACTAACTAATCAAAATAATATGACAACCGAGAAACTTTTAGAATTATTACAAAAAGAAATAGAATTAAATGGGTTATATATTTGGTCTGAAAAAAGAAAAACAATTGAAGAAATGTTAAGAATAAAAGGAGTAAAAATATAACAATGACACGAACAGAAATGACAAAAGCAAACCGAGACCAATTAGCGACCGATTACAACTTACGAATAAAATTAAGTTTAGATTTAGGCTGCAATGAGCGAACCATTCAGAGGTGGGCAGTTAATAACTCACCTAAGTTGACAACTGATAGCTTCCTTAACTACTTTAAAAAGCATACGAACTGGACAGAACCATTAACCAAAGAAATCAAAATCAAACAATTAATCGAACACTAAAACATGGAAAGAGCATTAGCCACCAGAGAAGAAAAGGAATACATCGAAAAGATTATGCCTGAATTAATAGATTATTGCAGATGGGGAGACCCAACATTCGGATTTACACCGCCTGACTTTTGGGTCATTTACTTTAACAATAAATTTTCAATTACAAGATTTATCACAGCATTACAAATCAGATAACAAATGGAAAAACTACTAAAAAAAATCATGTATGGCGAACAAATAACGACCATGCAGAACAAATCAAAATCAAACACTATTTTAGCACGATATGAGCGTGTTCAGCGACTGCGAAACATTGCAATAGATGATAACACATTTTGCAAAGTATATCAAGCTAACAGACTGCTAAAAGAACTAACAATCAAATTAAATCAAATCAATTCTTACCAAACTTTAAACTTAAACTAATATGGAAATTACTAAAGATTATTTAATTAGTAAAGGGTTTACTATCGAATCACATTGCGAATATTTAAAAAAAATATTAAGCTATACTTATACTGGTTTTTGGGATGAAAAAATAACTAAGGAATTAGAAATATTTATTAGCATTGAAGATGGTGAAGTTATAGTTCGATTAGATAGTAGTTGCGAACAAAAAAATTATGATTTTGATTGTACATCTATTAAATTATTTCACATTCAAACACAAAAACAACTTGAAGATTTATATTTAATTTTATCAAATAAACCGCTATAAAATGACAACACCACACCAAACTACTAAAGAATGTTTAATACGCAACTTTCAAGAGCTATTAGACAGCGAAGAAACTTTTACAGCACCAAACTATCGTTCACTATTCAACATAGCAACAGACATGATAATTGTACTGTATGAAGTTGAAACCGCCCGCAAAATGTATTCAGATATTTACGCAAGTCTATTAAAGCACGCACCCGACAAAATGGATTGGTTTATCCGCAAAATGTGGAGGCATAGCTTTGATTTAAAACTTGACAAGTCAGATTTTGACAAGTTGTTGGCAGCAATAGATATTAGCCGAAATTATGGATTTAAGGTTGAGTATGCAGTAAGCACAATTCACGATACACTTGGACATATTATTGAGGTGCAATACACACCTAAGCAAAGTAGTTTCACATTTAATTCAATCCTAAACTACGACCAAGTATTAACCGCAGTTAGCGAATACAAAGACACCGCATTAATTGATACCTGCGACTTTGGAATCCCTGAACATAAAGAGATACCAGTTATGTATGATTTGAATGATATGAGCCTTGAAGAAATTTGCCAAGCATACTTAAACATGGGTGGTCAGCCTTTAATTATAGAACCATAATGGGCAGACCGAGAAATATAAAAACAATAGAGCAGACCTCCATAGGTGCTAATGGTTTCAGATTGCAGTATCTATATGAAAAGAAACTATTTGAAGTATGCCACAGCCATCACAACGGAAGGGCAGATGTAATAGATAGGACCTTATTTATAGAAGAAAAAGATGCACGAAAGTACTTAGAACAGCTAATGACAGAAACTCAAGAGAGAATTAACCAATTTACACCATCACCAAGTTACCCACTAATAACTAAAATAATATGAGAACAATAAGCGAGCAATACAAGAATTTACAAAGAGAAAGGTTAAGACTTTTCGAGTGCCAAAGAAACCACACCGCAGCATTGAATAGAAGATACCTATATGAAACTGATGAGGCATACAAAGAATGCACCGCAGCATTGAATGAATGGGACAAGCAGACCGAATTAGTAGCAAGATTGCAAATCGAATACACCAATTTAACCACAAGTAAAGCATTATCTTATGAGTAGAGAGAAACCATCACACAAAAGAATAGATTACAAGTCAGGAAAGACTGAAAGTGTAGTTATGGAAAGAGACCTTCATAATGCCCAGTATCGAATCGTACTTTATAAAAAGGGCGGTGTAGGAATAGTCCAGTATCGTTCATCAACAAAAGAAGCAACCGAATTATTTAACGAATTACTAAAAGAACTAAAATGAACTACCAATTACTCAATGATTTAACGACAAATTTAAGGCAAATTTTAAATTTGATAAGGGATTACAAAGAGCAAATTATATACTTGCAACAGAAATGGGCAGAGGTGCAAGATACACATAGCAGCAAGTTATTCTTAACACAGATTACGAACTGCGAAGCCCAAATCAAACACAACGAGAAACAATACAAACAAACGATTAAACAAATTAATGAACTACTACAATGACAGACAAACAACAACTACCAACACTTAGCGATTTAACACAAGATGTTGAATTAAGCTACAAGAATGATGCTTTCAATTTGCTATTAAGTCAGCAACCGCCTGCAACGTGGGTGAAGAAACACCCTTACATTCGAGATTACAATTACCTACCGATTGACAAGGTTGAACACTTATTAAAGAAAATATTTAAGCAGTACAAAATCGAAATCACTAATCAAGGTACAGCGTTCAATGGTGTATGGGTAACCGTAAGAGTTCACTATTTAAACCCAACTAACAATGAGTGGAACTTTCATGATGGAATTGGGGCTTGTCAATTACAAACCAAAAAAGATACATCACCTGCCGACTTAGCTAATATAAATAATGGTGCATTACAAATGGCTTATCCAATAGCTAAGACCATAGCAATCAAAGATGCTACACATCACTTTGGCAATTTATTCGGATGTAATCTAAACAGACGTGATACAATCGAATTTAAAGTAGATGAAAACACATTGAACTTCATTAAATCAAATAAGGAGAAAAATATATGATTAGCAGATTCATATTTGAAACAAAAGAGCAATGGAAGGAATACCGGAAAGGTTTATTCACAGCATCCAATATCAATAAATTAACCGCAAATGGTAAAAGCGAAACAGGGCTTTCAGTTGGTGCAGTCAGTTACATTTTAGAAACTATTAACGACAAGATAGGCGAACCAAAACCCGACATCTTCAATGCAGCTATTGAGTGGGGATTAGAGAATGAATCTCAAGCAGTATTGAGATATGCAGAGGATAACGGATTAGATGTTAATGATAACGACTTCATTTATACATCGGTTGGTGGTTTTGTTTTCTTTACTTACTTAGGAATATGTGGTGGCACTCCAGATGTGATTTTAAAAGATAAGATAGTAGAAATTAAATGCCCAAACTCAGATACACACCTTTATAATAAGCTATTTGTAAACGCTGAGAACATCCAAAAAGAATATCCGATGTACTATGACCAATGCCAATTAAATATGTTCCTAACGCAAAGAAAAGAGGCAGTATTAATGAGTTACGACCCAAGAATAAAACAGCATGAAAACCAAGTTCACTATGTAAGTATTCCATACGACAATGGAAGGGTTGAACTTTTGATGGATAAGATAAACGCTGCATCAAATTATCGTGATAAACTTTTAAAACAACTGAATGGCTAAGTGTTCATTCTGTAAAAAACAATTTACTCAATTCAATAGCTTAAACAAGGTATGAATTGTGTAAAATTAAACAATAGGGTTAACCTAATTGTGCATATATTTGTAGTATGGAAATATGGAAATTAATTGATGGTTTTGAAAATTACATGGTCAGTAATTTAGGTAGAGTAAAGGTTCTTTTTCATCTCGTAATCTACACCACTTTTGAAAATGTAATTTGATAGGATTGCGTAATTGTGCTTGCGTTTTAAGTTTCTGTTTAGCTTCGG